ATTAGGTGGAGTTGTAGATTTAGTATTAGAATTAATAAAATTATTAATAAAGTTAATTACTGAATTAATTGATAGATTGTTCACAGCATTATTTGATTTTATATCTACAGCATTAAATAATGTTACTACTTTAACAGGGGAAATAGGACAAGTACCAACTCTTATTAATGGTATATTTAATGCTTTACCTATGGAAATACAAGGATTTATAATTGGTTCTGTTTCGTTTATAGTATTAATGGCTGTAATTAAGATATTGATATGAGGTGTTATAATGAAAGATGTTATAGATAAATTATTAACATCAGAAAATACTTTATATATTATATTTTCATGGTTGCCTGAGCCGATTTTAAATATTATAATATCAGCAATAATAATAATATTTATTTGGTTAGGGATACACATAATTATAAAAATAATAGATACATTTACATAAGGAGATAATAAAATGGAAACTATAGTAGATATTGTTGGTACATTATTTACTAATGTTATTAATATGTTGAAAAGTGTTAATATACCTGGAACTGAAATGTCATTTTTGAATTTATACTTTGGAATAGCTATAATATCATTGTCTATAGTAATATTACGTATGTTATTCGGAATTGGTATTAGTGATAATAGACGTAAAATAAGAGAAGCAAAAATAGCTAAAGAGAGGGAGAACGATACAAAATGAAAGAAATAATGCAATCAATATTCGGAACTTATGAGCCTTTAACATATGTAAATGAATTAAATGAAGTACGTTATGTTGAGGGTATTGCAGGTTGGGATATGCAATATATACTTGGCGTATTGTTATTTGCTGTATGTTTATATAGTTTATTTAGAATAATTGGTCTTATAATTAAAAATTAGAGGTGTTATAATGCAAGAAATGATTGAATTTAGTTCATTTATATTTCAATCTCTAATAGATTTTGTTTCTACTCCGCCTATTTTTTATATTTTTGGTCTTACGTGCTTTTTGTTTATTATAAAAGCACTGAAGATAATACTAAAATTAAGGTGATGAAAGGATGGTAGGAAGTAGTATGTCAACTCTTATGTCAAAAGTGGGCGATATTTTTACCACAGCCATAGGATGGGTTGGAGAAGTCGCCAGTACTATTACGCAGGAAGGCAATGAGATTATTTTGCTGTTTGTCCTGCTACCTCTAGTTGGACTTGGCATTGGACTTTTTAAGCGTCTTATGTCAGTTAACTAGAAGTTGATGATGTCCGGCACAAAAAAAAGTGCCGGACATCAATTAAAAAAGGAAATAAGAAATGGAGATAAGAAAAATGATTAATGGAAAAATGAACTTAAAAAAAATAATCAGTGAAAAAATGAAGATTAGAAAAAAGAAGCCTGAATATATATTGTCAATATATTTCGGTGTTCCTGGTTCAGGCAAAACAACAATGGCAGCTTATCTAGCTAAAAAGGACCTTAAACAGGGAAAAAATGTTTGGTCTAATGTGCCTATAACTGGTACTAATAAATTAGATACAAAACTTGATATTGGAAAATATGATATATATGATGGTCGAGTAATAATAGACGAAGCTGGAGTTGAGTATAACAATAGAGATTTTAAGAATTTTTCACGTGAACAGTTAAAGTTTTTTAAATACCATAGACATAACAAATTAGTTGTTGATATATTTAGTCAAGGTTATGATGATATGGATAAAAAAATAAGGACTTTAGCACAACGATTGTATGTTGTTAAAAAGTCATTAATACCATATTTTATTGTCATTAAGCGTATTGCTAAAAAAGTTGATATTGATAAACTAACAAAACAAATTATAGATGCTTATTACTTTTTACCATTTCCATTTGGACGCAAATGGATATTTGCACCGTTGACATGGAAGTTGTTTAATACATATTCACGTGAAAAGTTACCTGAAAAAGTTTGGGAAAAATGGTAAAAAAATACCTATTCAATAAGAATAGGTTAAAATAATAATACATTTGGTGATATTATTATATCATCAAATGTAATTAAATTCAATCCTATATTGTTGTTTACTATTTGCATCCCTTTTGCTTTCTAGATTGTGAGCCATAGAAAGACTAACGGTTAGCAGTATGTAGCAAATTGATTTTCGGCGGTATAATAAAAGTTGGTGAGCTTCTGGAATTGACCTTTTGCTTTCTGAGTTGCTCGCCACGATAAAGCAATACCGCCGAAAATTGGCGGTGTCAAGTGCTTGTTTTTTTTGCTTACAAAAAAAATGCCGAAGGCACACTTGATACCGCCAAAAATTTGCGGGCGGCGTCGCAGGATTCTAATTAAATAACAATGAGTATTGTTGACAATAGAGGAATTATGTAATATAATAGGATAAAATAAGTAAAGGAGTAATAATATGTATACTGTTGTAGGTTGGCAAAGAGGAAGTTTTATCGCAAAAGATAGTGGAGAAAAAGTAAGTTATGGAAAAATATTTGTTTCTAAGGAAATTAAAAAGTATGATGAAAATTCCGATATGGAATTTGTTGGTCATGCAGTACAGTCATTTAAGGTAAAACCAAACTTGTTGGATAATGTTGCTGTAGGTGATAAGGTTAGCTTTTACTTTGATTCTCGTGGTAGAGTATCTGTAATAAATTTTGAATAATTTTTGTAATAATGAGCTCCACTCCCTTGCTAACAGAGGGGTGGAGCGTACAACTAAATAACTTTTTATGTGAATTATGAGTAAATGGTATTAAATAAAAAAATAGATATTTATAATAATAATACATTTGGGGAGTGTAAAAATGAATATTCTTTATGATTGGGTATCTATTTCATCGAAAATAGATAGCGTACATAGTATTATTAGTTTGTTAGAAATGACTGAACAAGTTTGGGAAGAAAGAAACGGTTTCTATGGATATTCAAATAGATTAGTTTTTGGAGGTATATCAATTCATTATGGAAATCAAGATACTGTATTGCTAGAAATGACTGGTCAAGGATGCAGAGATTTTACGACGTATGGTTCTGGTAAATTTAAAGAATTATTTGATTTAGTAATAAATAATCATGAAGATTATAATATAACAAGGCTTGATATTGCTTGTGATGATAAAGATGGTATATTACCAATAGAAGTAATGGCTGATGATTTATTAAATAAGAATTTTGTTGGTAGAATAAGAACATATAATGTAATTCGTGGTTCTAAAGGTTGTACTCTTGAAATTGGATCTAGAACATCAGATATATTTATTAGAATATATGATAAGGCGATGGAAAGAGGATTTAATAATACGCATTGGGTTAGAGCCGAAATACAGTTACGAGATGAACATGCATTTGGATTTATTAGTAAAATAAATGAAACTGAAAGTAATTTAGGAAAACTCTTTTGTGGTGTATTTAATAACTATTTTAGGTTTGTTACTCCATCATCTGATACTAATAAAAGAAGATGGAAAACAACAGAATATTGGAGTAATTTTATTAAAGAAGTAGATTGTATTAAATTATTATCAAATGTAGGTATTGAATATAATTTTGGTAAACTAGAAAATTATGTAATAAATATTGGTGGTAATAGTATTGAAACATATATAACTTGTGTAGGTCTAGAAAATTTACTTAAAAATTTGAAAAATAGAAAGAGTAAAATAACTTATAAACATAAAAAAGCAATACAAGATTATAAAAATATTGTTGGTGAAAGCACATGAAAAAATTTACTATAACAATTATATCAGTAATATTAATAATAATTAGTATTATTAATATTAGTGCTTTAGAGAACCTACAATTTTATGGTACTACATTTAGCGAAAAAGAAAAAGATGAATTTTGGAAAGTATTAGTTGACCATGATATGGTATCTGGTGCTTATGATAATAGTAAATTATATTGGAAGTACAACAGTAATAAAAAATATTATGAATTAAGTTTAACAGATAAATATGGTTATCGTGTTACATTAGAAGAATTAGCAGAAGCAATTTATGATTCTGGTGATATAGATGGTTATGAAAAAGTAAAGCCATGGTTATTAAGATATTATCCTGAAACAAATGTAGTGTCTAATAAATCAGGAAAAGTTGTATCAGTATTTGGAAATCCAATTTATGTTGGTGGTGAATTTAGAAGCGGTGGTACTACTAGAGGTGGTGGAGCTGGTCGAAAGCATGATTATTATACTGAAGCATCATCAACAGAAACTTTTGAAAGTTGGGAAATATTAAATAATTTACCGCCTGAAATGATTGATGAGTTAAAGGAACAGGGTTTAACTGATGAAGAAATTAGTGAATATGTATGGATAATATATAATTACACTCAAGGTGATACTGTAAGAGATTCAATATTAAATTATGAAAATAATACTTATTATGATATAAGTAATGATACTCATTATAATATTGATAATTATAATGTTTATTATAATGATGATAGAAATATATATCATATAACTAATAATGAGTATAATTTTTATATTCAGTATAATATTACACATATATCTTATACATACTTTGAGCCTGTTCAAAAACAAATAATAACATCAAAATATTATTATCAACTGCCTGATGGTAGGAATAGTGCGGATCTTACTGCTGATGATATATTAGGTTTGAATTTAGATTTTGATGTAATAAAATATGAAGAAAATGCTGTTGATACTATTACAAAAGGCTTATATCATTTTGAGGGTAACTATAAAGATAGTAGTTATTATAAAAATGATATAACTGTGTTCGAGACTCCAAGTTATACATTTTATGATATGGGAACATATCTAGATAGTGCGTTATATTTGGGGCATACTCCTAATCAAAAGTTTCATATAAACATGGAACATGCAAATTTAAGTCGTTCTGATGATTGGACTTTATCATTTAAATATTATGTAGAACCTACTTCAACGAATGTAGTTTCGCAATTACATGTAAATTTTAGTAGTGAAGGATTTGTTGAAAATGGATATCAAGCTGGTGATAAATCATATTGGTATCATAGCGTTGTTTTTGGCTCAAAGCAATTACAACAAATATTAACGCAAAATCGGGGTGGCGATAATTATTCTGTTAGTAATTCATATAATGATGCTATATTGACAGGTCAATGGAATGAGATAACGATAGAAAAATATAATGGCTTAATAAATGTATATGTCAATGGTGTACTTTTACAATCTCATTCATTCGTAGAAAGTAAGTTATTAAATCAAAAATTAGGTGCTATTACTTTTCATACTGGAGGTAGTGTTTATCAATATATTGATGAAGTTAGAATTGTATCAGAAGCGTTATATATGGGTGAGAATTATATTCCACAATTTACTCCTTATGATACAAACTTGGTATTAACATTACCTGATATAAATAAAAATAATGTTATAGCTGTACAAACTGAATTAGACATAACAGGTTATCGTATTGGTGGAGTAAGACCGACGTATCCTGAAAAGGGATTTGTTTATTTTTACGTAGAAGATAATAGAATTAAGAGTACACAAATATTTAATGGATATGCATGGGAACAAGTAAAAAGTAGGATAAAATTACATGGTAAATGGCTCAATCCTGAAGATTATAGTTTATCTGGTGTTGGTGATGAATTTGACGCACCTGTTGAAGTAGAAGATCCAACAGTTGTTAATCAAATAATAATAAAAGAAAGTGGTTGGAGTTTTGGTAGCTTAATTAGTAAATT